CAACGGCAGTGTGGGTGAGCAGGGGGTTGTTGATCTCCTGATGCAAATGTTTGGCCAATAACAATTACTTGCCCATCATTCTTAGCGCACACATCACACGGATCAGATACAGCCCATTCCATCTTTGTAAGTTCTGCTTCTTTGTAACGCTGTATAGATCCAAAAGACATAGCGCGGTTTTGCTCAGTAATGGCAATAGTTAAAGCGCGGCTAGGGCTTGCCACATGCCGCCCAATCATTACCGCGGCGCTTTCAGCATCTAAACCAAGCGCGATTGAGTCAGATAAAGCAGTGCCTAAATTTACAACTGTTTCTTTGTTAAACTTTTTGAAATAACTATCAGCGTTTACTGATTGCAGGTAAGCCTCAAACCCTTTGGTTGGGTTGAGCAAAAGAGCGGTGGCTTTATCTCCTGGCTTCCAATTATCCCAATTAACTTCAATGTCATCAGCCTTGTTTGCGCGTTCTGTTTTAGCAATCCACTCACCAGCCGCGGCTTGTCCTAAAACATAAGCCTCTGCCCATGCGCGCATGACTGTTTGGCGCAGGGGTTCATCATTAAGATAGATGTTAAGTATGAGCCATGAGCGGGCGCGTGTGCGATCTTGCGCAGTGTTATCTGTAGGTTGCGGTTGCGTCTCCTGGTATTTGTTAAAGACTCTTTTGAAGTCTGTTACCTGGTGCAGTGCCGCCCTAATCTTCACCGCGTTCTTTGCCGCTAAGCGCCCATCTGCCTCAAGAGCGCCCTTAATCATGTTAGATAAGCCTTAGCCAGCGCTCTAGCGGTATCTAAATCACCATCAAAAGCACAACGGTTAAGCGCATCTCCCACAATTGGATCAAGTGATTTGAACTCAAATAATCTTGCGCGCTTACCCTTAGCCGCCCATTTCATAAATGCTTTTACTTCATTTACTTCTTCATCTTCAGGCTTTACCTCTGTTGAAGGTTCTTGCTCAAGAGGATTAGGAGTTGTAGGCGCATCAGGTGTTGCATCAGGCCCGCTCAATGTTGGGGCAACTGAAGCAGTAGCCGCATCAATCAATCCATCAGGCGAGAACAAATAAACAGCCGCTCCGCTTACAAGAATTGGCATGTCAGCCTGTGGTGTATCAAGTAATGGCAAACCTAATTCTGATCTGCGTTCATTAACTGACTTACCCGCAGATGTAACTTCAATTTGGTTTTTGCGCGCATTTTCTTCTGTGTCCATACGCTGTGAAGTCATAAGTTTGAATTCAAGTTCACGCGGCATGCCTAAGTATGTGTAAGAAAGGTTTGTAAGTTGCTTAGAGATCCAGTTAGCAAGAGGCCCAATGCCTAGCGCTTCGCCGTTTTCTGCTTGTCCTTCTGAATAACCAGCGCCGCCTAATCCGCCCTTTGGTGAGAAACCAATTTCAGATGGCTGTACGCCAAAGTGTCCGCAAATAGAAGTAACTAAATAATCATCAAGTGTGTCTTTGAACTTCTCGCCATAACCTTCATTAACAATAGGTGTTAAACCTTTTGGCAATAGGCGGGCGCGCTTGCGTTGTTCTGTCTGTCCTGCAAGATCATCATTAAGAATACGCTCATAAGCAAGCAAGAGATCAGGGTTAGTTCCCCAATCTTCATCAGTTGTAAACATCAGTTCAGGCATTACGCCATCTGTGTACTCTGCTCTGATCCATTGTTGGCGGCGCAGATAAATGTCAGCAAGTGGTAGCGCTCGCTCTACTGGGCTAAATCCATAAACAGTTGTTGAGCGGCGATTGCGTACCATGTAAGCCAATTGATCAGATGTAAATTCACCATCTGCTTTTGGATCTTCTTCAGTTGCGGCAAACTCTGAGCGTGGAAAACCATAAAGAATTTGTTGGAACGCGGCGTTAGGTGACATTGGGCGCATACCGCGATCATCAATAAGAGGCTTGATTGTTGAGCCATCAAGAATTTGGAAACCGTAAAGATCTCCACCTACTGTTGGCTGTGGGTAAATAGCCAACGCATCAATTACAAGAATGTCCTCAATTGCAATGTTGATCCAGTCTTGCCATGTGTATCCGTTTGATTTGTCAGGGTTTTCCCAAAACTCACGCAAGCGGTTAATTTCATCTGTGTATTTTTCGCGGGCCTTAGCCATAGCGCGCACATGATCACCACCTGACTCAGCCGCAATCTTTTCTGATGCGTCTGCACCAAGAACAATGTCAAAATCTAAACCATTCATTTTTGATTTAGTTACTTCAATGCAACGGCGCAAAATGTCAATGCTATCTGCCGCGTCTCGTAATGTTGAGAATGGAACTAAACGCGTTGGAACAATGTTGATGTTCTGAGCAACCTGGTATTCATAACGGCGCGGTTCAGGGCGGCCTGTTAATGGATTGACTGGGTTAATTGCACCAGGGATAATTGGATTGCCTGGGCCAAATGGAACTGTTGCGCTAAATGGTGCGCGTGGGAGTGCGACATTGTTGCCGTATGTCTGTTGCATTGCTAAACCGCTTTGGGCCATCAGGTCATCAGTGCCAATTGTTGTAGCACCCCTGGGCAGGTTAGGGCCTTTTTCAAGATTGCCAGTTGCTAATGCTCTTGCGATACGGTCACGCAGACCCATGCGTATCTCCCTTGTTATGCCTCTTGTAAATCAGGCGTGTGGCAATGATAGCGATTTTAGCCACATCATGTATTGTAAGGATTATGAACTTAGTAGAGAAGGCAGTTCAACACGGTGGCAAACTTGCGCCCCTAGTAATCCCTCATGGATTAACTAGCGGCACTGGGCTAATGAACCCATCAATTTTTATTGATGACAAAGGCAACATTCTTGTGAACTTACGCCATGTTAATTACACGCTGTACCACGCAGAAAATGAGCAGAAGTTTCCTAGCCGATTTGGGCCACTGTCATACCTGCACCCTGAAAAAGATCGCCGCCTAGTAACGGTTAATTATTTATGCCGCCTCAATGATGATCTTGAGATGATTGACCACGCCAAAGTGGATACATCTGAATTAGATGTTGAACCTATTTGGGAGTTTGTGGGTGAAGAAGATTGCCGCGTAGTGCAGTGGTTAGATGATTATTACCTGGTGGGAGTGCGTAGAGATACAACAACCAATGGCGTAGGCCGTATGGAGTACAGCCGTATTGAAATTGACTGGGATAATTGGGCCGTCAAAGAAGTTAGGCGTGTGCGTATCAATGCTCCTGAGCCAAACACATCTTATTGTGAAAAGAATTGGATACCTGTCCTAGATAAGCCTTACCACTTTATCAAATGGACAATGCCAACAGAGTTAGTTTATGCCAACCCCATTAGCGGTGAGTGTGAGCAGGTATTTGTGCGCCACACAATGCCAGCGCCTAAAGATCAGCGCGGATCTAGCCAGGTCATACGGTGGGGCAGTATGTACATCTCCATTACCCATGAAGTAGATCTGTTTAAGAATTACTTACAACAAAAAGATGCAATTTACCGTCACCGTTTAGTTGTGTGGGATCAAGAACTAAATGTTGTGGGGTTAAGTAAGGAATTCTCATTCCTAGATGCTCGCGTTGAGTTCTGTGTAGGGGCGGCGGTTCACAAAGGTAACCTTTTGGTGTCTTTTGGTTTCCAAGATAACGCCGCTTTTGTCTTGCAAGTACCTGGCGCAGTAGTAGAAGATCTAATTGTGGAGGCATTAGCGTATGAGAATTGAGCAATTAGTTGTAGAACTATCTAAAGATCCGTTTAATCCAGCACTAAATTTTGATGTAGCGGTGGAGTATGAGAGACAAAACCAAACAGCATCAGCGGTTTCTTTCTATTTACGCACCGCAGAGTATGGCCATGAGTCACACCCAACCCTGGTTTACGCGTCACTTCTTAAAGCCGCTCATTGTTTTGATGATCAAAATGACCGCCAGGCCACTGTAAGTAATTGTTTATTGCAGGCTGTGGCTTATCTGCCTTACCGCCCTGAAGGTTATTTCCTTTTAGCGCAGTTCCATGAGCGTTTAGCGCAATGGCAAGAGTGTTACACCTGGGCAAACATTGGATTGCACAATCAACTTACTTCACCGCTTCCTGTTCATGTGGGTTATGAAGGTCAGTATGTATTGTTGTTTGAAAAGGCTGTAAGCGCCTGGTGGATAGGGCGCAAAGATGAAAGTATCCAAATACTAGAGCGCTTAAATGCAATGGACATAGATCCAGCGTATAGATCCGCAGTGCGTAGCAATCTTGAAAGGATAGGCAATGCTTCTATTTGATGTTGGGGCTAATCGTGGAGATGCAGTGCTTGCAGGGCTTAACCAGGGATACCGCGTAATAGCCTTAGAAGCCGCTCCACGCGTTTATGCAGAGTTGGTTGGTAACTTTATCTACAATCCCAATGTTGTGCCTCTTAGAATGGCAGTTAGCGATAAAGATGGCGAGCGCTTAAAGTTTTATGAGGCAGATGAAGATGGCCTTAGTTCGCTTAACCAAGATTGGCTTACCAAAGACGGCATGCCATACAAAGGCAAGCCTCACCGTGAAGTAGAAGTAAACACAATTACCCTTGATGCGCTTGCAGACAAGTATGGCAATCCTAATCTAATCAAAATTGATGTTGAAGGTGCTGAGTGGCAAGTGATGAAAGGTATGACCCGCCATTATGGGGGAACGCTTTGCTTTGAATGGACATTTGAAACTTTGCACCAACATGAAGATCAATTAGATTATTTATTTACATTGGGTTACAGAGAAGTAGCCGCTCAATACATTGTGAACCATCTACAAGAGCCTGATGATTGGGCCAACATGCAATCTAACAATGCCAACCAATTGCTTGCCTGGCATCAACTTACATCTGATGAGTGGATAGACGGCGGTTGGAAAATAGCCAACCTACGCCCTACCGCAGATGTAGGTATGTTATGGGTGCGTTAGTTCCAGCCGCCCATAATGTTCATAATTGCTAAATCTTGTTCCTGGCTACTTGCGTTTAATTCAACAAATGCTTCTGAAACAATCTTAACCAAACCATTAACCGTTGTAACAGTAGATCCTGAAGTTAAGGTTGTGCTTCCCAAAGTAGGGGCTGTGTAGGTAGTTCCTGTAAGTCCTTGTAAACCAAGTGTTCCCTGAATACCCTGAATACCAGTTAAACCTTGTGTTCCTAGTTCGCCTTGAACGCCTTGAGTTCCCTGAACGCCCTGAGTTCCCTGTGTTCCATCAGTTCCCTGAATACCAGTTAATCCCTGAATACCAAGTAAACCTTGAGTGCCTTGTACGCCCTGCGTACCTTGTGTTCCAGTTAATCCCTGTGGGCCTTGCACATTTGGGTTAGGTGTAATTGAAACTGACATTATGCAATCTCCGATCCAAATGCGTTAAATGAACATGTGCCATTTGTAGTGTAAACAGTAAGTACATCTGTTGCACCTAAAGTAACGCCACCTGTGTAAGTAAAGGTAGCAGTTGGGTTTAGGTTTAATTCATAAACAATGTAATCTTCAATAGCAAGAGTTGCACCTGCAACGCGGATAGCAATGCGCACTGTGTCATTTACTGATGTGCTTGTGTTCACAACATTGATTGTGGAAACAACTGTTTGAGTTGCTCCAGGAACGGTGTAAAGGGTTGTAGCATTAGCCGCAGATGGCGCTACCTGTCCTAATACTTTGTATGTGGTTGCCATTATTCTCCCTTTACATTCCACCTAGCATCAAAATGCCAGGTAATGCTGTTGCGTCTGTACCAGTTGTACCTTGAATACCCTCTAGTCCTTGAGTACCAACTAAACCTTGTAAGCCAGTTGTTCCCTGAACCTGAATACCCTGAGTACCTTGAACTCCCTGTGTACCTTGCGTTCCAATAGTACCTTGAATTCCATCTGTACCTTGAATTCCTTGAATACCAGTCTCACCAGTAGCACCTTGAGTTCCAGTTAATCCTTGAACTCCTTGCGTTCCAGTAATTCCTTGCAGTCCTTCAATACCTTGAATTCCGTTAAATCCTTGTGTACCAGTTGTTCCTTGAGAACCATTTAATCCGTTAGTACCTTGAGATCCAGTAACACCTTGCAATCCCTCAAGTCCTTGAGTTCCTTGTGTGCCTTGTGTTCCTTCAATTCCCTGGCTACCAGTTATTCCTTGTAACCCTTCAGTACCTTGCGTTCCTTGCAAACCTTCTAGGCCCTGCGCACCAGTTGTACCCTGTATGCCGTTAGTTCCTTGAGATCCAGTTACGCCCTGAGTTCCCTGCGTACCAGTTGTGCCTTGAGTTCCTTCAACACCTTGAATTCCCTCTAAGCCCTGTGTTCCAGTTGTACCTTGTGCGCCTGTTACGCCCTGAATACCCTCTGTTCCCTGAGATCCTGTAGTTCCTTGAGTTCCGTTAAGGCCCTGAGTTCCTGTTGTGCCTTGCAGTCCTTCAGTTCCTTGAGTTCCTTGCAACCCAGTAGTTCCCTGAGCGCCTACAGTTCCCTGCGCACCAGTAACTCCCTGAACACCAACGCTCTGAGTAATAAGTGAAAGATTATGGTTATTGGCAAAACCTGTTGTGCCTGTTCCACCTGATGTTAAAAGCGTTACAGGAAAAGTGAAATAACTATTAGTAACAGATGAAGGTGTGCCGTTTACTTCCCACTCTTGATAATTGTTAGAGTCAGTTCTATCTTGAATAAAGAAAATGTCATTATCTTTAATGTTTGCTAATAGAAAATCAATGTCCACATTGAAATCTGTTAAATGAGAAATGTAAATGTTTGTTGCAGAAATTTGTGTAGCGTTATTCCAAATAATTCTGCCAGCGGCAGGTACAGGTGTTTGAGTTGTAGTATCTGCTTGATACTCAAAAATAGATGATGATGTACCGCTTGCGCCAGTATTACCCTGCACACCCTGAATACCGTTTACACCCTGAGTACCTATAACGCCTTGAACACCAATAACGCCCTGTGTTCCTTGAGCGCCAGTTGCGCCTTGAATACCATCAAGTCCTTGTGACCCAGTTGTTCCCTGTGTTCCAGTAATTCCTTGCGCACCTTCTACGCCTTGAATTCCGTTTATACCTTGAGAACCAATTGCGCCTTGAGTACCAGTGATGCCCTGAGATCCAGTTATTCCTTGAATTCCATCAACACCTTGAACACCCTGCACACCCTGCGCACCTGTATCGCCAGTTGTGCCTTGTGTACCTGTTGTGCCTTGTGTACCAATACCAGTTGTTCCCTGGCTACCTGTTGTTCCCTGTGTACCTGTTCCAGTAACGCCCTGGTTTCCTGTAAAGCCTTGTAACCCAGTTGTACCTTGTGAACCAACAACGCCTTGAATACCGTCAATGCCCTGGTTGCCTTGAATACCAATTGAACCTTGAGTACCAAGCGCTCCCTGTGTTCCTGTTGCACCCTGTACGCCAATAACACCTTGAATACCTTGAACACCAATAGAACCTTGAACACCTGTTAAACCTTGAGTACCAGTTGCGCCCTGCGCACCAACAGTTCCTTGAGATCCTGTTAATCCTTGAGTTCCAGTTGATCCTTGTGTTCCAACTGCGCCCTGTATGCCTTCAATACCCTGCGCACCAATAGTTCCTTGCGCTCCATCAAATCCTTGTGTGCCTACTGCACCTTGTACACCAGTTGTACCCTGCGTTCCTTGCGCACCTGATCCAGTAGCACCTTGCACACCAAATGAACCTTGAATACCTGTTTGGCCCTGAATACCTGTAACACCTTGCGCACCAATAGATCCTTGTACGCCATTAACACCTTGCGTACCAGCAACACCTTGCGGGCCTGCAATACCTTGTATTCCTTGTGCCTGGTTAAATCCGCCGCCTTGTAAACCTTGTGTACCTTGCACACCTTGAGCAGAAAAACCACCTGAAATACCTTGAACACCTTGAGCGCCTTGTTGCCCCGCAGGGCCAGGTGTAACAACAATAACATTTGGTGTTCCAACAGGGTTTGGATTGTTCAAGAAACTGTTTGGGTTGTATGTCATCTTGTCACCTCTGCATTTACATTAAATTCACCTTGAACAATGCGCGTTCTCACATTAGTAGGTGATGTTATCTCTAAATCATAATAATAAGGGCCTGCACTGATTGCCGCTGTTTGTGTTGCTGTTGCGCGAACTGCAAGAGTTCCGCTAGGCCCATCAATTGTAATGCCACTTGTATCTGTAAGCGTTAAAACTGCAATTGTGTCATTGGGTAGCGAGCGCAACTGCATGCGGGCTGTGTAGCCAGTAATGTCCACTGCGCTTAATGCGTCACCACCTTGTAAGTACAAACCTGATGCGGGATTAGTCACTGTGAACTGCGTTGATGTGCGTGAAGCAATTGTTACATTGCCTAAATTGTATTGGCTAGGCAAAATACCTTGAATAAAAACAGTTTGCCCTGCGCTAAATCCATTATCTGCGGTGTATGTAACAGTTGTTCCATTGCCTACTACATTTGTAATAGTTGCAGGCTGTGTGTACAAGAAATTGCGAAACCAGTCAGAGCCTTGATCAATTATTGTGTTGTAATTGTCAGCCATTACGCTCCCTGTGACACTTCAGAATTTGGGCTAATCATAGCGGTTCTACACGCTGAGCAATGTGTAAATGATTTAGGCATTGGCAACCCACACTTAGGGCAATGGTTAGCAATCGCGTTAAAGTAATTACTCACTGTAACTTTTCCTAAGAGATCACTAAAACCCTGAACCATTGCATCAATGCGGTCAGGTGAGTTTGGTTCATCAACAGTCCAGGTACACATCTGATCTTCTAACTCTGCAAACTCTCCAATGTGGTGAATACGGCCCTGCTCATACATAGCGGCAACTGGTTCTGCTCTAAGTTTCTTACCTATGTGCGCTCGCACTTCTCTAATTGGCAAGGTAGGCCGTACTTGCTTTAACACTGCGCCCACCATGTCACCGCCCTGGTTTACTTCAACCAAAACTGCATCTGCTTTGTATGCGTCAAATAGTTCTACTGCCTTTGTTGCCCAGGCTAAAGGTGATCCTCTAAGTGAGTAATCTCCCATTACATAACCTTGCCCATCTGCGGTAGATCCAACAACAACAATGCCTGTTTCATCTGACTTCTCACTGTTAGTTACGGCAGGATCAACGCTTACAACAATGCGGGCCATAGTTGGGGCTGTAGCAATGCGTGTGCGGTCAATCAAACCTCTAGTCCACAATGCACCTTCAACATCATCAAGAATTTCTCCATAGAGTTCTTGCCTTCCCAGTCTTGTGCCGTTGTAGCGGGCTTGTAACTCCATCAATGCACTAGGGGCTAGATTTGCGGCATTATCAAATGTAGATCCCCTGGTGATTACCACTGAGCCATCTGTACGGCCTGCAAGCATGCGTATAAGGGCTGTAGAGCGCGGTGTAGTAGTAACAATTACCCGCGGCTTCTTACCCAGGCGTAAGCCAAACTGCAATTGATCCCAGGCATCTTGATAGCGCCATGCACCTAACTCATCACACCAAGCACCATGATGTTGCGGGCCTCTAAAGCGTTCAGGGTTATCTGCGCTAAATAATTTTATGCGGCTACCGTTCTTGAGCAAAATCTCACCAATAGATCTGTTGTAATTTTGTAGCATTTGGTAGCGCTGAAGAATTGCAACAATGCCTGACTCACCCTCTGCACATGTATCTCTAGCATCAGAAAATGTAGGCGCTACTACTGCCCATCTTGTAGCGGGTTGCGTAATTGCTTGCCACGCAATTTCCTCTGCGCCTAATCTTGTTTTGCCAAATCCACGGCCTGCCATTGCAAGCCAAATGTTCCAGTCACCCTCAGGCGGTAGTTGTTCCTTCCGCGCTAGTTTGTTCTTCCACACCCAACGGCTCGCTATTATCCGTGAGTTCCGTGATGGTTGCAATGTCGGTTGAGGCTGTGAGTGTTCCTGCTTCAATAAGTCTTGCGAACCGCTCAACTTCTGCGTCAAGATCTGATCCGTCATAAGTAACCACCTCTGCTTGAACTTTAATTGGTGCGTCTAATCCCAGTAACTTTGCTCTCTTATCAATTACGCGCAACACAAAATCTGCCGCTCTTAAATTACCGTTCACGGCAGGTTGCCAATAGGTACGCTGAAGAATGTCCAGGCGATCTAATTCCAGTTCACGGTGTTCATTAACCGCAGGAGTAATTACCCGCGTCATAGCCCTGTTGTAAGCCTTGTACACGCCAGCCGTACTCATGCCTACCTGCACTGCAATCTCACGCCACACATAGCCCTCTGTACGCAACTCAACTATCTCGCGTTCTCTGTCTATACGCTCAGGCGTAGGTGCTTTTTCTACCATAATGTGTTCACTTTAATGTGAGAAAAAGTTTACCGCAAATTGAAAGAACAAAACCCACACTCAGTTAAGAATGTGGGTTGTGTCCAGCACTCAACCTCCAGGGTGGAGGTCAGTACGCGTAACTTATCTAACTCCTAAAGCCATTGCAACTACAGCAATGAACAGGCTTAGGACAATAAAAAGCAATACTCCATCATAAGGTGTGTTGTTCATGGCTTACCAGTTCTTACAAGGTTCAAACGCGCATCAAGCAAATCATCTAATTGTTCTGAAAGCATTTCTTTTTTGCGCCAATCCATGCGGTTACCAAATTCATCAGTTTTGAGCATGTTGTAAACATGACTCAGACATTCATCTATCTGAGCCACGGTTACTTCTTCTTCAATAACGATCACATGAAGATGTTAGCCTTGATTACGCTCCTGGCGCTTTGAAAAATAGTTTTCAACATCTGCTTTTGTGTAGAACACATTACGGCCTGACTTCTGTACCCATGTAAGTGTCTTGCGGTGTTGAATTTGGCGTAAATTATTCAATGTAATGTTCAAGCGCTCGCACACTTCTGCCGCACTCATTAGATCATCTACCACGGTGTTGCCTCCTTAGTTGCAAATTGTCCTGTCTTAGCCTTACCCAGTCTAGGAACTAAACCTACTTCTTTGGCTGTAATCTCCATAGAAGTTTTTTCTTTGCCTTCTTTGTCTGTGTAAGTGCTTTGCACCATTTCACCAACAACTAAAACAGTGTCACCTTTTCTGTAAGTGTCTGCAATTGCTTCAGCCTTTGTGCCAAATGCAACAACTTTGAACCACATTGTTTCTCCATCTTGCCACTCACCGTTTACTTGTTTGCGCGGTGTGTAAGCCAATGAAAAATTACAGTATGCGGTGTTGTTCTTTGAAAACTTTAGGTCAGGATCACTGCCTAAATTACCTTTAACACTTATGTTCATTAGTCACCTTCCATCATTACGGCTTCACCGCCGTCATCTTGTAGTAATACAATTGAACCATCAGGCTTCACAAAAGGAAATTCATGTGGCTCTCTGTAAGAAGGCACAATCCAACCTTTTTGTTCTGCGCTTGCAGGCTTGAGGTGAATACTATCGGTTTTTAGATTATGGCAACCGTGATGGATCAAGATGAGATTAGAAACGGTGTCTTTACCGCCCCTGGATTTGAGTTTGCGGTGATGCAGGGCCATGTTCTCAACTAAGCCAGGGCCACCGCAGACTTCGCAATAGCCATTAGCCCTGTTAATTACGGTAGCAACAACCTTTTTATCAATCGCCATCTTCTTCTTCATCTTCCCATTCAGTAGGATCTACCGTAGGAAGATCAACGCGCAATGGCAGGCCAAATGGTGATGTGGTCATTAGTACCAACCTCCATGCATGTCAGGGCCAGCCTGCTTTTTCCAAAATTCCCACGCCCCGCAGGGAGTTTGGTAACGCTTGTACACATAGCGTAATCCAGCCTTGATTTGTGTGTAAGCGTCTTTTGGTTTGTAAGGATACTTGTAATTTTTCCATGTTGAGGGCAAAAATTGAAACAGCCCAAACGCACCTGATGAGCGGTTAAGCGCATTAACGCGCCACCCACTCTCCTTGTAAAGCAATTGCTCCAGGCAGGCAAATTGCTTTTTGTAGTCAGGGTAATTTTTCTTCACCAATTCAAGCGCAATAACTTTTGGCGGCATTTGATGCAATTGTAATTTTGGCGCTTGAGCCGTTGCAGGTGAAGCAAACACAATTCCTACCGCTAGTGCGGCGCTTAAAAGGATCTGTGTTAAACGCTTCAGGCTTTAGCCGTTCGCCAACTTTCTACAGACTTCGCACGCGGCGTTACCGTAAACCCAACTGCCGCAATTACAACGCTTTATTAAACTGTCCATTTCTTTACCCCTTTCAGGTTATTTTTAGGACTGCTCTATTTTATAGCAAATTTCAGAGATTACAACGCCTAAAAGCGTCACAATAATTACACTAGCAATAAAGATCATTCTTCCTCCTCTTGCGGCGTTAGATTAGTAATTGCTTGAATTACATTAGCCCTACTCAATCGTAAGCCTTCTACAAACCCTAAATACCGCTCACGGTTTTCAGGTTCGCTTAACATCTTTGCCACATAAGGCCCTTCAATCCATGTTGTTAAAACATCTTGAAGTGGCTCTAAATGGTTTTTAATAACTTCTTCAGGTGTCATGGGTACATCAGATCTAAACAAAATTGGTTCATTTGTTCTACTGGTACTTTGCATTGCTCAGGTGTAGTCACATCAAACAACCACCAAAAAATTGCTATTATCGCAATTGTTAAAACAATTTTGCCTCTGCGTGTCAATTTAGTCTTTGCCATTGCTTGCCTTCCTTCTAAAGTATTCAGTGCCTCCGCACCATTCACATTCACTTAATGGTTTTCCAAACCAATTGATTTCATAAACAATTACATAATTTGCAGGTGATCCATAAGTTCCACACCAAAAACATCTAGGTGCATCAGGATCGTTGTTTATAGACATTATGAATTTGTAAGTTCATGTCAGCCAATTTATCTTGAAGCACAAACGCTACTTGCTCGCGTTGCATGCCGTTAATCATTGATTGGCTTTTATTGTCAGGGATTACAAAATCACTGAACTCAACCGTTATCTCTACTTTGAACTTCATGCTGAACATGTCCTCTCGCGTTTAATTAAGTCATTGTATTGCTTAGGCGTAATGTTCAAAGTTATAGTTTCTGCTATGCCCGCTTTTCTAAATTCCTCAATTGCTTGCGAGCCTGCATAACCTTCATCAATGAATGAAAGATAAGCGCCAGTTTGATCTACATACACCCAACCCCTGCGTGGGTTGCCTGATGCGTTGTTTTGCGCAACAACTCTAATTAGCATTACATGCCCGCTTTTTCTTTTATTAACTCTTTGCGCACTTGCGCAAATTTAATACATTCTTCTGAGCAATAGCCAATTGGATCAGCCCAAATTGGATCTTGAAAGTTCCACCACATTTTGTTGGTGTTCATTGGTGTCTTGCTTTTGCACCATGAACAAATAATTAACATTGGTTTTGTAGTCATAATTAGTTTGCCTCCACTTGATTGATTAAGTTGTTGATGTGGTCTTGAACTTCGCGTAGTTCTTTTTGTGCAGTGTCATAAGCGCGGCCCCATGCAAGCGCCGCCATTTGGCTGTTAAAAAAGTATGGGTAATTTTCGTAACGGTATGTTTGATCTGCGTATTCAGTAATGCGGTATTGATTGAATACCAACTTGCTGTTCACTACTGTCTTGTTTGTTGTTAATGTCATTTTGCGCCTTCTTCCTGTTTGGGGGCTTTTGCCCTTGTGGGTTAATTGTAAAATTTTTTGGGGAAGTTTGTCAAACACATTTTGCCAATTATCTCGCCATCTTAAAAAGTAGGTTTGGTGCAAATTTCTTAGCGCACTCATTGCCTACTGGCCAGCAACCCATGTAACCATCATCAGCGGCCACATCATGCTCAGTGCCATCTTGTAAGCGGATCTCGCCGCCCTTAATAATTTCTACATGCCAGGCATCTGCCCCAACTTTGCGGCCACATTGAACACAAAACGGATCATTCCATTCAACATTAGATTTTGGATCTGCGTAATTAACGCCTTCCCCTGCTTGAATTTTTGTTGTAGCCATTATTAGTTGCCTCCCTTTGCTAAACAACGCTTGCAAACCATTGGGTGAACACGATCTTGATTTGGTGTTACATGGATTGGATCACATGAAAGATCAACAAGTTGGTTGTGGCAATCTGCAACACCAGTAATTTTGCTTGCTGTGTGCCACTTGCCTTTGTAATTATCTGCGGGATAAAACACTTTGTAGTCGCGCATTTTGTGCCTTCTTTCTTTTGGGCTACTTGCCCTTACAAAAGAAAGATTACACTACAAATCAGGTATTTGGCAAAAAAAGTGGCAAATCCTTAAAAAATCTTTTTGGCGTGTCGCACCGCCTACGCAGGCATTTTGGCCCACATTTGAACCCAAAGCCCAGGGGTGATCCCATACTGCTTTGCCGCGGTCAGGCGTACAACCTGCCCATCATCACGGTAGGCAATGGCTGTGAGGCCGTCTAGGACTGCTCTGACCAATTTATCCAGGTCAGGGGCTACAGACGGCTCAGGGCGGTTTACAGTCTTTGGGCGGGCCATTGTAAAAATCATGTCTATTTCCACTGGCTCAATGTGGGGCTTTGCCCCTGCTTCCCTAGCCCGCAAAGCAATGGCAGAACGCCACGCGGCCAGTTCTGAACCTTTGGCATGAATGACATGCCCATTGATGACTTTCATAGATCCTTGCGGAACTGGTTGGCCATCTACCTGAAAAGTAATCACCTAATCAGTGTAATAAAATCCTGCGCTATTGCAATTTGATCTTTTCCTAATTCATTAACGCCATGAAAATCATAAACGCCAAAGTTATCAGGCCCTTGTATGTATTTCACCATTAGATCATGGCCTTTTGCTAATACATGATCTCCTGCTTGTACAATTGCGGGATCAACTAATTGCTTAGTCATAGTTCCTCCTGTAATGGTTACATCTATAGTAACAGTTACAGATAATGTTTGAGTTATTTTGTAAAACTCTTTCTCAACAATTCTCTCAATTCTGCGGGTGGTGGAACTGCGTTGCGTTTTGCTTCTTCCTGTTCTCTGAACCATTCCGCCGCCTGCTCCTTTTCTCGCTCTGTTTTTATGCGCGCTTCCTGTAATTCTTTTTCTTTAATTTCTGCGGGCGAAAGATTACGCTGTGGTAAAGCCTCATCAAGCCATCTTTGCGCGTTTAACCAGGTGGAGGCATGTGCTGTGTATGCCTGCACTCTGTTTGGGTCTAATTTGTACCTCTGAGCGCCTTTAATGATTATGTCTGCATCAGTTGTACGGATCGCTTTTTCAAATGCTTTTTGTGCCGCTCCTTTGCCAACCTTAATTGGGTAAACATTCCAAAAATCCACAAACAACTCTTTTTTGCTTATGTCTTTATCTTCCTCTTTATCTTCCTCTTTATGGTTCAACGATTGTTCAGCGTTTGTTGAACGCTCGTTTAATCCACGCGCAACAACTGATCTACGCCCTGCAAATGATGCTTTAAGAGACTTCTCACGGATCTTTGCTAGGTCATCTTCTACCCTGGCATGAGTCCAAACATTATCTTCAACAATAAAAAATTCTTTTAGCGTTGGCTTTGCCTCTGCCCATTCTTCAGGGCTTAAACGCGCCACATGAGATAGCCGTTCATTGCTGTTATCTAGTGCTTTGCCGCGTTGCCAATAATTCATTAACAAAAGCATGTAAGCGCCATGTTGTTGCGCTGTTAAGTGCGCTGTATCTGCCAGGTAATCAGAAACATACAACTGCATGTACGGTAATGAAGTCACTTTGCCCCCTTACATTCTTTGATCATGTCTAATGAAACGCCCATTTGTTTTAATGCTAAAAGTCCTCTGATGCGTTGATTTGGATACTTCAAAGGTTCATCAATGCTTGCCCGCTCCTGGCTAGTCATGCCGCCCCACATTCCATAATTTTCATTTTGGAACGCGTAGGCTAAACAATCTTTCCAAATAGGGCAAGAGACGCAAATAGATCGCACTGCATTGATGTGATCATAAGCATCAACGGATCTTTGTTCTTCTATGTCGTAAAAAAGATCTGTGTGAACTTCCAACCGCCTACATTCTGCATCTTCCCAATTTACTTCTGAGTACTTGGGCAACCTTCTTCTCCTGTCGGATCGTAGTAGGGGCAGAAGTCTGCGCAAAAAGCCAAAGGTTTTTCAGGAGAAGGTTTAAGTTGCAACGCAACCATTTCCCTTGTCTTTTCTAAATGCGCAAACGCTTCTAATGCAATTTTTTCATCATAAGGTTGCATGTACACCAAAATGTCTGACATTTTTCCATCACGCGGAATACCAACTAGGGCCACATCTTTTACTGTGTAACCATTTTGGATCAGTAAATAACCGTACAAATGTATTTGCCATACCTGTTGCCTATTGTTCGATCCAAAATAACGGCCACTGCCTTTCTTAATTGTTTTCCAATCAATTACGGTGTGGTTAATTTTGTCGTAGCAATCCACATGTCCAGGTACACCATTGGCCTCAACAGCAATTTCTAATTCATACTGAACGCCAAACGGATCTTCTCGCCTGATCGCTTCTTCAATACCAGTGTGAATGTAAGTTCCCAAAATTGCGCCCAACTTGTCACCAACATTTGTTGGCTCTGTCTGCGCTATGTCATGCCAAAGTCTGCGCTGACACCCACCAATTGCAGATGGCCCAATGGCTGTTTGTTGTGATCTAGCCCTGGCATTGTCATTTGCAACCAGCGTTTTTACAACCATGTTTTGTAGATCAATCATGGCAATAACCACCACATAAAGAAATTCTTAAACCATTCTTCTAGTGCCGCTAAATCAATGAACCATTGATCCCACCAATTATCAACGGGTTCATCAATTACAGGTTCAATAACAACTTTTTTCTCAACAACCGTTACAGGCTGTTCTGTAATGGGATTAAATGTTTCAACTGTTGTTGTTTTAACCTTCATGGTTGTAACGGGTTCATAAGTTACCGTTGGCTCTGTTGGTTGTGTCGGCTGTGTTTGTTCTACTGGTGCAATCGCAACAGTTTCCTTTTTTACAACTGGCGTAATTTCTTGCGTTCTTACAATCGTAAATTGATTAGTAGTGACATCAACTTTTAATTGCGTCTCAGGTGTTGGATTGATACCCGCAACATTTCCCTTGCTATCTGCTTTGCTTTGAATTACATACTGCTCACCTGGTTGCAAAGTCATCTTTGAATACGCGCTGTTGCTATCGCCACAAACTGATGGCGTACAAACAATAACTTGGCCTATTTGATTGCCGCTTGAGTCCACTTTAACCCAGCCCGCAACATCTTCAGCATAAGCAGGTGTAATGTTTCCTAACAAAAGAAAAATTAAAATTGCCTTCTTCATAAATTATCCTCATTCCATTGTTTGCCGTATAAATCATCTTTTAATTCCATAAAATCTTTTTCAATCTGCACAATCCGTTTTCTAATTCTGTACAACTTAATCATCATGTACAACGGATAAGCCCAATACCCAATGATTACACCGATAAGCAACGCAATCATAAATGTGATCATGTGAGATCCATACTGGTGCGCACTGATGTACCTACTGAGCGGGCAATGTCCACCTGCATCTTGAGCCTGTTGGTGTTAGCGCGTGTGGCTAAAACTTTGGCTTGAACAATAGACAAATCTTTGTGCAATTCTTCATTTTGAATTAGGGCCATGTCCTCACGCTCTCCCACTGTGTAGTTCTTGCCAGTTGGAGATGATTGGGTTGCAAAAGTCATACGGGATTTAGCCATAGCAATTTCATACTCTGCCTTAATGCTGTGGTAAATCGTTTCAACTTCTACAAGATTTTTGTGCGCTTCATCAACTTCTTTAGAAAGTCCGCGTAATTTTTGCTCAACCATTGCAGGCGTAATAATTTCACTCATCAACTGTTTCCTCTTTTACCAGGCTGATGTTTGAATTCTCGCGCTTGTTCTGCAACACAATGACCTTGCCCGCATCTGATGACATGTTAAAAGGATCAGGAACAAGCATAAATCCTGCGCTATCTAATTTTTCAGCAAGATCTTCAGGAAACATGTCCAACTCTTGAGCCATTGCGCGGATTGCAACAATGTTGAAATGAACTGAAACCTTTAATCCGTTTGATGGTTCAAACTTATTTTCTTTTTTACTCATAGCGCACCTCCACAATGCTTACATGTGTTTGTTTTTCTCTCTGTAATTTTTCTTCCGTTTACAAATGCGGGAAGAACATAAACTGAACAACGATTGCGGCGCTCAGTTAATCGGGCAACCATGCCTTCAAGATGTAGCACTGAAAGGCAACCTGATGATTGCCCTGCATGCCATTCATGCAATTCGCCTAACTCTTTCCAGGTAAGGCCGCGTATTCCTGCCGCACCCAAACTAATCAAAGTTTGCTTTTGTCGGTGACTGGTTACACCGCTTTGATCATCTTCAATTGCGCGGTCATGGCTTGCCTCTGATCCGCGCCAACCTGATGTTCCCGCATACGGCTTAAAAGGCAATTCCATGTTATCCATTGAGAGCCGCCCTGCGTGTCAAAAGGTGATCACGCAAAGTTGCGCCTTCAATTACAACATCAAGCAAATCAAGATTTAGTTGCCATGCGCTTCTGAGTTCTTCCTCTGTTGTTTTAGTTTCAATCAAACTAAAAACTGCAAATGCGCTTGCTTTTTCTTCTTCTGTGTATTCACGCTTTGCCGCAGGTGCTTTTGCTTGTGGTGCTGTTTTTGTTGCACCTTCCACACGCTTTGATTTTTCCATGTCTTGCTGTGTAGGGCGCACTGGCTTCTTTGTGTTTGGATCTGTACCCATGTAACCAGCCAGGCTTAAACTTCTTCCTGTTGCGCTTGTTGATGCGTTTTCTAAAGCGTTTGATTTGTTGATAAATGATGAGCCAACCAGTTCTTCCGCAACATCAACAGCAATTAAAATCTCACCGTAGAAAACAGATGACTCCACAATGTATTGAAGTGGGCGGTGTTGCTCATCTCGCACAATGTCAATAATGCGATTGATTATGCGTAAGTCTTTATGATCACTGTGGGCGCGTTGTAATCTTTCCGCCACTGTCTCATAAGCATTTGGATCGTAATTTCCAGCCATTTGTAACCTTCCTGTTTGGGGCTAACCAGCCCGTGTAGGAGAATTGAAGCGTATGCCACTGACAAATACAAGAACCGCGTAATTTATGTTCCTGGCGTGTCGGAAATGCCATACTTGAGGCCAGGGGGAAATCATGGCTTATACACAAATCTCAATCCGCTTAGGTGGCCTTGTCGTGGAATTAGGAAGTGAAGCAACTTACCCTGACATGGTGAGCGATTTAACCAACCGCTGTTTATCTACATTCAAAGACGCAATGGATAAAGCAGAAGAACATGGCGTAGATGTTTCTAACATGCGCCTGATCACAACTGAGTATTCAGATGATGATGAGGATTAGTCTAACCAAACTTGATACTGGGCTGTTGTTCTGCCCTTAATTGGATCTACAAAATGCAAACGCTGAGACGGTTTGCCACTAGCGGCCATTGAGTCACGCGCATAACGGTTATCTGACTCTGTTGATCCTGTCCAATAAATGTTGTAGTGCTTTTGGATTGGCTCTTGTGCATGTCGGTGATAGTGGCCTAAGAAAATGTCATGGAAATCGTAATCATGTGCGCCCGCTTTCCAACGGTTAGCACCTGCAATCCATGCCGCAGGGCTTGCAAATCCTGAGCGGCCTAACTCATCACCGTGCATAAGCAAGGCGCGGTAGTTACCGATCTCAACTTCTTGAATGTCCTCTGGACAATCTTCCCAGGTTAAACGCTTTTCTCCTGCAAGGATTTGGCGGCTCATTTCATAAACCATGCGATCCACATTGTCAGATTTAGGCACTTCTGCGCGCTTGCCACCAATGCGCCCATGATTTCCCCACTCAGCAATCACTGTGACTTTTTCAAAATTGGCTAACATCTCGCGCACAAAGTCCACGCAAAGCCTTGAAACATTAGTGAACTGGCCAAACAATGAAGCGTCTATCTGCCATAACTGCGCAGGATAATTAAACAAACCTTCTACCATGTCACCGCCAAACATCACTACACATTCTTTTACAGGGTGGTGATGGCGTTGCAAATCAGTTAGGTGTACAACTTTCTCAGAAAACTGCATGACGCGCTCACGCATGATTTCAGTGTTGTAACTGGTTGTAACTTTTGCGCCTTGCCAATCCGTTGTGTGAATTAAAGCCACTTCAGGATTTACTTTGCGCGTATCTTTTTGTGGCGCAGAAACAGGTGGCACTGCACCTAATGCGATCATTGCATCATAAGCACCGCGGTGTGTTGCCTCTACTAAATCTTCACTACGCTCTTTGCTTTGCTTGAGTTGTTTCTGCAATCGCAGAATTACCTGGCGCAGTTCTTTTACATCTTGCGACTCAATGCCTTCAGGCATGTCCTGTAATCTTTTTTCAAGGCTCATTTGTGAACACAATTTCCTTACCGTGGTGTGTGTAGCCTTCTTTGTCTATCCAACTATCTTCATGTTCTAAATTTGCAGTGATCCGCACTGACTTTGCCGCGTCAAACATCAAAGCAACAATGGCAGGGTCAATGTCCTCAATGTCTAATAGCGCACCCCACATGCGGCCTATGGCTGTAAAATTTCTGCGAGCGCTCCCGTATTCATTTTGGCGATTATCAAGAATTTCCTCTACTCTTTTTGACACCTGCAAGTACCATTTCTATGAACCCTGATTGTGTCTGAACTGCATTTATGCCCTTCAGAACGCAAAGCCTGAACAATCAAATTAACAGGGTAATTTTTTTCCCATGCGTTATCTAAAGTTTTTTGATCTGCTTCGCTGAGTGTGTCATACAGTGATTTATAGGCGCATTGGTTGCTTAATAAACGGCCTGCCACCCTCTTTTTAATAATTTCATCAAACGCTTTTTCTAATGCCATTGCCTTACCTCCTACGACAAGCGTACCGCAAAGTAAAAAGGCCCGCGTTAGCGGGCCAGTTCACTACTTCGTTTTCTTTTTAGGCGCGGCTTTCTTCTTGCTTGCCTTTGCCAACTTGTCAATCTCTGCGGTTACTACATCTGCAACCAATCCAAATGCAGGGTCTTTCTTGTCAATGCCGCGAATTGCAGGGCCAACAACTGCCGCCGCTGTTGCAAATGCAAGTGCCTTAATGTCAGTTACTCCTGCGGCATAAAGCGCAACAGCGGTAACTGCAAAGTGACGGATTGCTGATTTCAACATGTCTAAGTGCTTCTGTTCCATTTTTACTCCTTTGGGCGGGCTACCGCCATGATTGTTTTGTAGTCACGCCTCTTGAGGTAAAAGCCATCACCGTTTGACTGGCTTCCAGCCTTACCACTTGAGGTATTGCCCTCAAATACTTGTAGGTACTTGAGCCTTGTATGGTGGAACTTAACAATGCCCACATGATCAGGCTGAGCATCTTCATCAAATTGAAAAAACACAAGATCCCCGCGCTTTGCCTGACCAAGAGGCACAAGTTGATTGTTCTTTGTTAGATACTTCAACCAGGCATCACATGATGCAAAACCTTTTTTGGTGTTGGCTACTGACGCAATAATTCCAGCATCAAAATACATCTTTGATGCAGACATAGCGCACCAGGGTTGATTGTTTAAGCCAAACCATTTACCAAATGTGGTGTCATTGTTTGGGCCTTCTGTGTAATTAACTGATGCTTCACAAAGTTCTATGACTTTATTTAGGCTCATCTTCTTTTCCTTCCTGTGGCTTTGGTTTAGATTTTAGTCCATTAGCCGACAAAATGCCTGAGAGCGTACCTGTGAGAAATACGCATAAAGTAGAAACAAGATCAATAAAAGCCGCATCATTGGGCGCTTGAGCCATAGGTTGCGTGACAAATACAAGGGCGTACAACATGGCAAAGACTGAGCCTGCAAAGACTAAAGCAAGCAGAATTCCTATTGTGACAATTAAGCGGGCATGTAATTCTTCAGGTGTGTATTTGCGTCTAGCCATTTTGGAATTCCACATTAGGTAATAGATCCTTTGTACATTGTCCTAGCGCTTCACATTGCGGCGGATTACATTCTGCCTTTTTCCAGTTTACAAATTCCTGACAAGGGTAGCGCGTGTAGCCTTGATACCCGCACCCCGTAAGGCTAAGAGCGATTAAGAAGAAGGCTATAAATTTCATCAACGCGGCTCTCCAAACGCTTGATTGTCTCACCCTGTCGGTTTTGTTCATCTCGTAATGATGTGCCGCCATTAGGTTTTAACTCAGCCAAGTAATGCTTAACCAACCACCGTACCGCGGCTGTAAAGCCGCCCAAAATAGTGATGATACTGACGGCTAAAGCCGCCCAATCTAATGCGTTCATGGTAAAAAAGTATAACTGTTATGTCCAGTTAATGATGCGAACAGTTCCAGCGCTATCAACTATCTTTGCCTGGTTAGTTGTAATGTTTAGCCAGGCATCACCAATGCGCGGGTAAGTTGGATCTGAAGTTACATTAGGAAATGTAAAACGGCCCGCTGTTTCTAATTTATTTAAGCGGTTGTTAATGTCTGCAAACATTCTTTGCAAATCAATAGGCTGATTGATGTATGGCATTATGCTTCTCCTGCTCCTTGCGCAAGAGTCAATGTTACGCGTTCAGGGCCATCTTCTCCTGGTTGAACTGTAAGGCCAACAATGCGGTAAATCTCATCAAGGGTATTAGGAAAACGGCTATCTGTAATGATGATGCGGGTGTCATCACCTACGGCATAAGTACCAAATACAGGATCAACAAATGCAGGCACTACCACTTTAAGCACAACAGGCGGATAAGAAGTTGCAATTGCTTGTGCATCTGCTAACTCTTGCAACACTGTCTGATCTGTAATGTCTGAATAATTAGAAGTTGTTTCTAGTAATGCCCAACCTTCTGCAAATTTTGCAGTGTCTTGCCCTGTTGCAATTTGCTTACCTTCATTAGATCCAGCGCCTAATGCGTAAACGGTATTGGCTACAACTGAACCATCTTCAGGGTATTCATACTCAACAATGTTTCCCGCAGGAAAAATAAATACTGGTGTGTTGAGATTGCCAGGGCTATAAATTTCTCCTGAGCGTGGGAAATAAGTATTGAAATTTTTAGAAGGCAAACCTGTACTAATGTCATACTCAACATCAATAGCAAAATCAAATCCATCTGCTTGACGGCTAAGATCTTGAATGGCTTGAAAGACATTCTTAAATTCATAATTGTAATAAGTACGGCTTACTAAAACGCCTGATGTTGTTTGTCCTGCGCTGTTATAGCCAACGCCAATGTCACCATAGGTTGCATTTTGCGCATCTTCAATAAGAGTTTTGGCAATTACTAACTGATCAATGTTTGTAAATTCAACATCTTGAGTTACGCGCCTATGATCAAAGTATGAAATCCATTCTTGCGCACTAAATGTAAGGGTCTGTGACATGCTGTTGTATGAACGCCCCCAAATAACTCCACCCCACACCAAAATGCCATCACGATCTACATAAATGCCGCAAAAAGCAGGAATGGTTGAAAGATCAACATTGAATTGATTAGCGTTTACGCCTGATAAAAGCAAGTGTCCTTGAAAAGTGCCAGCCTGATTTAACTGTTGCGTAAAGCCAACGCCTGTTAGTGGTAACTCAGCAATAATTGTATTGCTGAGTAGATCCACAAACAGATAACGGTAGGTTGTAGCCATACCGTTACTCTACTGTTTCAGTAGCCTTTGCCGCTTCCATTGCCGCAACTCTTGCTTCTTGCATGGCAGTATTTTCATTTGAAATACCACGCTCGTAAAGATAATCAAGAGTAGGTTCAGTAAATGTTTTTCCATTGTAAGATGAAAAAACAACAGGAGTATTTTCTCCTACCCATACAGCATCATCATAACCGTGTTCAATTGCTACTGCATCAGCAAGTTCTTCATCTTTAGAAGCAAAAACAGCAATTTGTTCTACGACATTATTTTTTAGAAATACATAGTGTTGTTCAGACATTTTATTCCCCTTATGACCAATAGGTAACACGGCAATAACCTGAACCACCGTTGCCACCTGCATTGTTAGTAATTGCTTGTGCGGAATTGCCAGCACCGCCGCCACCAGTATTAGCCGCTCCTGACTCACCAGTTCCAGTACCTCTACCAAGACCGCCACCACCACTTGCGCCCGGCCCATAAGTGCGTGATGCGTTTGAGTCTGCGCCACCACCACCGCCACCGCCACCAAAACCTAAAATTCCTACGCCACCAATGTTATTAACAATTGTTGAAGTTGTGTTGGTACCGACACCGCCAGCACCGCCTTGTGAGCCATTACCGCCCACAATAATTGCACCTGCTGCTGTTGCTACGCCGTAACCACTTTGACCAGCACCGCCACCGCCACCGCTTTGTGCGTTGTTAAGTCCACCACCACCACCACCGCAACCGCCATTAAGTCCTGTGGTAGTTCCAGTAGCACCGCCACCACCGCCAATTGCAGTTAATAAAGCACCAAAAGTTGAGTTGCTACCGTTTGCACCATTATTAGCACTACCATTTCCAGCACCACCATTACCGCCACCGCCAATAGTAACTGTGTAAGTTGTTCCAGCAACTACTGTTAATGTGCGAGAAAGAACGCCGCCACCACCACCGCCACCGCCTGAAACGGAAGCGTTTGAACTGCCACCGCCACCACCGCCTGCAACTAAAAATACTTCAACGGCTGTGACATTAGAAGGTGTAACAAATGAACCAGTGCTTGTAAATTCTTGAACTTTTTGTGTTACGCCAGCACCAGGCGCAGGAATTGTCTGAATAGCCATGATTATTCTCCTTTAGGAAATCTGAACGCCACTGATGTGAAGGTTTACAGAAGTTGCAGAAGCGCCACCTGTGATTGTGTTGGTTGCTACCAAAACCTGCTTGAGATCAATAAATGAAGATGAGTTAGCCGCAACTGTAACCGCTGTTGCAAGCGCTGTTCCATTAAGAGCCAAAGTAAAAGTCTGTGAAGAAGCAGAAGTGTTAGTTGCCACAATGTTTGTTACAACAGTGGTTGTTGAAGAAGGCACTGTATAAAGTGTTGTTGCGGTGTTAGTTGTTGCCGCACCTCTGAATAATACGCTTGTTGTCGTTGCCATTTTTTACAACGCTCCCATCATTAGTAAGGTTGAATAATCATTTACTGAACCAATCCCATTAGGAATGTTTGCAATAAAATCTTGTGCAGAAATTGTAGCATTGCCATCAATTGCAAGCGTTACTGATCCAGTAGATCCGCCACCCGTTAAACCTGTACCAGCATTAACCGCCGTTATGTCACCAATAGGCATGTTGGTTGTTGTGAGAACGCGGGTATCTGTAATGTTTCCGCTATTGATCTGACCAACGCCAGCGCCAACAGTCACGGTTGCTAAAGAAATTGAGTTGGTAGGAGTGGCAGGTGCTACGGGTGAACCTGAAGGTGTACCTGTTAGAACTTGAAAAATTACATCATCAGCCGATCCTGTGTAATAACTATCTTGAACAGTTGCTACAACGCGGTCAATGCGTGGATTAGTTGGATCTGCGGTTGCAATTGTTAGCGTAACAGTTGCATCATTGTAAACAGTGTAAACACCCATGTTTGCTTGATAGTCACCAACAATCACACACCAGCCATCTTCAACAAGAACGCTCATACCTAAAGGTGAATTAGCAGTAACAAGTAAAGAAGTAGAATTAACAATGCCCGTTGTTGCCCAAATAGCCTGCATTGATAAACGGTCATTTTCCGCAGGGTGAGATCCGTTTTGTAACCAACTGGGCGGTGTGCGTAGTGCCATTTATGCTCCTAAATGTATGCAGAGTTCCATGTTACCGTAGCCACTGTAACATTTGCCGCTGTTCCTGTACCGTACAAAGAAAATGTTGAGTTGCCAGGTGGTGCGGCAAACCAAGTTCCTGATGTTAATAAATTACGGGCAGGTTGCCCATTCAATGTGACCAGTTTATTGTATAAATCTACAACAAGCGTTTGCGCTGAGTTCAATGTAACGGTGAAATTTAAGTAATTGTTTGTTGTTACATTGCCTAAAATTGGATCAATGATAGGGCCAACTAAAGTAATTGTTGGGTATGTAGTAGCCCACCCAATGTTAGAAATTGTGGTTTGAATTGAGTTAGTGCTGTTGCCATAAAGCAAGTTATAGATGCGATTATAGGTACGGCCAACAGGATCTAAAACAGCCATAACAGCGCTTTGGTTTGAGTTGTTATAGTAATTAGGATCAGGGCAAAAGAAATCTACCTGGCTTGTAATGTATCCATAAGTGTAATTTGGATCTACGCTTGTACGCAAAGCGCGAACACGGGCGTTTACAAATTGCTCAGATGTAGGACTGTTGGGAAACTTAAAATAAAGCGGTGTTGTTCCCTGGGTTTGAGGCAAAAGAACGCTTTGGATTGTGTTGAAATTTGTTTGAGCAGAAGCCCCGCCAGGAGTTCCAAATGTATTAAAAATTATAGAGATGTTTCTGCCCGCTAAAAAGTCACGGCCTGAAAACATACCATCTGCATAACCGCGGTTATCATCTTGATTACGCACACCAGGCAAAGACTCAAGGCCATCAACACTGAGAATTTGATAGGGAGAACCAGCGCCGCCAAATGTTTGATTGTTAAATGAAAATGAATAAACTTGCGTTAATGTAGTCATTACCTATCCCTCAAATTAGCGCTTAATGATTTTGCTGTTGAAGGTGTAACACTTTTAACGCCACTAGCGGCCATGATGCCAGCAAGCGTTGTTGTGTTTACTGATTGCGTTGGAACTGTAACTGCCTGGCCGTATTTAATTGCGCTCAGAGTTGCAAGGTGAACATCTGAAGCATCAACTTTAGTAGCCACAAAAGTATTACTAATGTTTGTTTGCGTTGAAGTTGAGGTTGTACTGCCACCACTGCCAGGAGTTGTTGAAGCAATAATTGGCGTGAATTTAGGGGCTGAAGCCAAAGCCGCCGCCGCAGAAGCCGCACTTAAAGCCGCCATAAGAGCCGCAACTTCTCTTAACTTAGCCTGTAATTCTGCAATTTTTTTCATTGTGGACTTATTGATTTCATCAATAGCCTTTTCATAGTCCTTCTGAGCCTCTAGGAGAGCCTCCTGAAGCGTTTTCTGAGCCTCCGCAAGTCCTTCACTCAGATCTTTTTGTGCGCGCTCCCTAGCCTCTGTGAGAGCCTTTGTAGCGTCTGCCAATGCTTCATCATAGGCAACCTTTGAGTCAGCCAAAGCCTCTGTAAGAGCCTTGTTAGCGGACGCAATTTTTTCAGTGCGATCCTTTTCCGCTTCAGCAATTGCCTCTGCGTAAGCCTTATTAGACTCAGCCAGGGCCTCATTCATTTGAGAATTGACTTCTGCCAAAGACTCTTTGAGATCAATAGCAACCTGGTTGTAAGCGTTCATCATTTCTTCAGTTGCAAAACTGGTAGATGTACTCATTTGCTTAGCAAGATCATTTAAGCCATTTTTAGAAACATCTTCTAGGCCGTAATAAAGTTCTTGTAATTCAGTGGTTGCTTCAGGAGATGCGGCCTTGAGCGCTTCAGCAATCTTATTACCCGCTTCAGGGCCTTGCTTAACAACTTCCTCAATAAATACCTGGCTGTAACCCATGCCAGCAAGTTTTGCGGCGTTAGCCTGTAATTCTTTTGCCGCGGCTAATTTTGTTTTGAGATCAGCAAGAAGTTTGTCAGCGCTATCCGCACCGCCCTTAAATGCTTCACCTAAATCAAAACCAGTCTTAGATGCAAAAGCGTTACGCAAACGATCTACACCCTGTTGAATAATGTTTGCTTGCTTTTCAGCCGCGGCTTTAGTTAAGTCAGCGGTTTTATCCGCGGCCTTTTTGCGTATGTCATCAAGTCTTTCATTGTTGGCTTTAAGAAGATCTGCTTTCTTTTCAGCATAATCTTTTTCAATGCCTTCAAGTGCTTCTTTGTTGCGCTTGTACGCTTCTGTTTCAGCCTTATCTCTGCGCTTTTGTGCATCAGCCTTAGCCTCTGCAAAACGCTTATCTGCTTCCTCATTGGCTTCTCTAAAACGCTTGTTAAGTTCAGCAACTTTTTCATCATAATCTTTATGAGCCTTGAACATAACTTCATTGCGTCTGTCTAATACCTCTTGCGCTTTTTCTTGCGCGTCAGCAATAGCCTCATTCATGTCTTTGTAAATTTTTGCTACATCTTTTTTGTAGCCTTCAAGTTTCTTTTTTTGTTTTTCATCAAGCCCCCCTGTTGGGCCAGTGTCATTTTTTGTAGGATCTGTTTTATCTTTTATGTCTTTAGTGACTTTAGAAGATTTGTTAGCCGCGGCTGTAAAACTATCTACTTTGGCTTTAAGTCCTTCAATTTTAGATGCAGTTTTTTCAGCAAAGTTTCCTACGCCTTCAATTGCGCCATTGACTAATTTAAGTCCTTCTTTAGCCGCACCGCCAACGCCAGGAAGTTTAGACATGACACCTAAGAACAATCTCATTGGGCCTGTAATGACTTTCATAATAATGGTGATCATTTCACCCCATGCGCGGATCATAAAGGCTACATAACCAAGAACAGCCTTAGCAACAACGGCTACGCCATTTCTAAATGTTTCGCTCTTTTTGTACGCAACAACAAATCCTGCAACAAGCAAACCAATAGCAGTAACAATTATGCCAATTGGGTTATTACGCATGGCCGCATTGAGTGCAAGCATTGATGCGGCAAGTCCATTAGTAGATGCAATAGAAGCAAGCGTTGCTCCTGTAAAAAGAACTTGCGCAACTTTCATAACAGTAGTTGTAATAAGAACTAATTTTTGAATTGCTAGATAAGCCTTGTAAGCAACAACGCCTCCTAGAATTGCACCAGTCAATGTAATAATAACTGTTGAATTGTTTTTAAGAAATGTTCCAAAAGTACGCAAGCCAGGAATAAGTTGATCAGTTAAAAAATCTGTAACTATTTTAAGAGCGGGTAATAATTTTTTACCTAGATCTTCTTTTAGTTTGTCAAAATCATTTCTAAGCACCTGCATGCGGCCTTCAGGTGTGTTTCTTAATTCCTTGTTAAAGTCTTTGTATGTTGAATTAAGTACCTCAACAATAGCCGCGGCGCGTTGTGACTCTGTTCCTGATGAGATAGTTTTTTTAGTATTTTCATCAATTACAAAACCCACTCTAGTAAGTGAACCAAAGTTACCGTTAAGCGCTTGTGCCAATCCGTTTGTCATTTGCTTGAACTCATCAGCACCAGCCGCCGCGCCTTTTTCAGCGGTTACATAATCAAGAATTGCAGGAGTCAAAGTTTTGATTGTTTCAGTTTGCAAATTAAATGTTGCCAACTGTGATTGTGTTTGCGTGATGTTGCCGCCTGTTACAACACCAACTTTTTCTAATGCCTCAGCCTGAGCATTAAGTGAGGCAATCTGCTCATCAGTTGCGCCAGTACCAACCTTCATCAATTGATACAAACGCTGTTGTTGCGCTTCTGCTTCTTGCGCTTGTTGTATTACATCTCTACCAAATTGCAAAACTTGAGTACCTGCAAAAGCAATACCAAGAGATGCGCCAATTTGTTTAATCTTGCCAACAAAATTAGTCATGCCAGCGGAGGCTGTTTTTACAGAATTATCTACCCCTTTAATAGCGCCTTCTGCTTGCGCTAAACCTACTTTTAGATCTTGTACATCAGCCTGTAATTTAATGAGCATTGGTGGAATTAGATCAGCCATGATTAACTCCCCAATTTTTCTTTAACAGCGGTTGTAAAGATCCTGTTGATTTTGCCACTTCGCAATAGCATTAAAGCCGCAGGTTCTAAGTAAGGGTATTTTACCCCTGGCGGCCATTTTCCACCGCCCTTTTCAACCTGGCGGGCATAAATCATTGTTGGCCCAACTTCAGCGGTGTAAAGCCCTAAACCAACACGGTAAGTAGTTTTAATAGATCTTTTTAAATTACCTGTAACTGTATTAGGGCCTGATCCACCAACATGTTTTGGCGGCGTAATAACTAAATAGGGTCTGCCATTTTTGCTTGTACGCTTTTCATAACTGCGTGTGCCTTGAAAGTTTAATTTTGCCTGGCGTTCAACGGCCAAACCAACACGCATAATTCCTAATTGCGCGCCCTGTTCAATCTTTTCAGCCGCGCCATCAATCGCGGCGAGAACATCTTTAAGGTTCTTGATGACAATTTCAGCCATTTCATAACCCTTCTGTTTTCACCTCATCAACGGTTCTAGCAATTGCTATCAACCAATCTGCCGTACTAGCGGGCAAGTTATCTACCTGTTCAGGTGTCCAACCAAACCGCTCTGCCATTTGGTAGTAATACCATTGCTCATCAGGATAGGAAAAGGCTTCATGCCTTTCCCCACCCTGAAGTAACCATTTTAGGCGTTGGAGTTCTCGCCAATTGCTTTTGGGTCTGCCTCTGTCTGTGGCGTTTCAGCCAGGTTAGGGAACAGATACTTTTGTGCGTCTTTTGTGTGTTCTACCAAAGCATCATAATCAGTCATTGTTAGTTCATCTAATGACTCAAGTTTGATTGATGGCGGGATCAAATCAAATGACCATGACTCAACGAGCATGGCAATAAGTGCATCACCTAACGCAAGTGCTTTTGTAAGATCTCCACCTACTGCATTATCTGCACTGCGCATAACATTTTTGCGATCTTTTACGCGCAAAGTTGATGGATCTTTAAGAACTACTTTTGCCCCTGATGGCAGTGTTACTTCTTTAGACATGTTGCCTCCTATTAGTTTGCCTTCCTAAATCATACTTAAAAAAAGAGCAAGCGGTGTGGGAGAGCGGGAAGGCAATCGCCCTCAACCACACCGCCGCCCTGATCTAGTTATGCGTATGTACCTGAAGCCTTAGCGTTCTGCAACACCCATTTGATAGGTGAGAAGCCGCCTGAAGAACCAGCATCAGTTGTGTTTGATTGAGCGTTAATGTCCACGGATACCTGTACAAAATCTTCACCGCGTTCAATCACACCAGTGGTGTAAGCGCCCTTAGTAAGAGTTGCCTGGATCTGAACCGCAGAAGCACCAGCGCCATAAGCCCAGTTAAATACAAGAGCAGGCTGTGAGTTGTTAAGGAAGTTAAGCAATTGATTGTCATTGTCCATAACAAATGTAATCTTGCCTGTTACTTCTAGTGGGCCTAAGAAAACCTGGTATGGATCTTGTGTGTTTGAGATGCCATAGATAGGTGTTGCAGGGCGCTTCATGTCAATGTTGCCAGTCATAGCAGTTGATACCGCAGATCCACCAACAGAAACAGTACCGCGCCACACTGGTGTAGGCAGGATTGTTGAGAATGTAGGTGTTGGATCTGAAACAGTTTCAGAAGCCCAACCTGTTGATTTTGCATCATACTCAAGCATGCCGTCTGCATTGAACTTCAATGAGAAGTCAGAGAACTGGCAACCAGGGTATGAGCGAACATCTACGGCATAAAAGTCAGTCAATGTGTAAGAAATTGGCTGAACATCTCCGCCTGATGCAAGGCTGTTAAATAATGAGATTGTGTGAGTGTATGGTGCAGATGCGCCAGTAGTGGCTACTGAACCAAGAAGGCCTGCAATTCCGTAACCCACGGTGTCTGCAAATACTGCGCCACCAAAATCTACGGTTGAGCGTGTACGCCCTGGAATGTAGTTGTAATTCAAAGCATTTGAGCCACGCAAGCCTGTGTCATAAAGTGGATCAACAATGTCCACTGGCTTTAATGCGTCCTTCATTACTGGAATGAAGTCGGTTGGTGCTACTGCCGTACCGCGGGTTGCTTCTTTAGCAATACCTAAGTACGAGCGTACGGACTGTTGAACAGACATTTATTTCACGCTCCTAGTTTCTTGTCTGACGCGGCAGACATAGTTGTTATTGTTTCTGTTGGTTTTGTTGGTTCTGTAACTGATGGCTTTGCGCTTGCAAGTGTTACATTTGCGGCAACAAATCCTTCAGGTGCGTCAAACTCATCACCAGGTTTTACAGTTACCCCAACACTAGGGAACACGCGTTCATCAGTTCCATTGTATTTGTACTTCATCATGCTCCTTATGCCTGGATCATCTGTGTTACTGGGAATTGTATCTCAGCAAAGATTTCTGTAACGCCTTCTTTTTCAGTAGAAGGCTCTCCATAGCGGGCCTGAATAACTGGCTCTGCTCCTTGCCATACAAGATTTCCTGTTGGATCGCCAAAGTTATGATCTGATCTCAAGCGCTCCTTGATGTTATCAACGATTGTGTCAAAATCAGTCATAACATCTTCTGCGTCTCTATGAAAAGAAATGCAGAAAATCTGAACAATTACGGTGTAATCAACGCGTTTCCAACCATTAGTTGCCCCGCCAATTGCTAGGCGTGTTTCATACTCATCAGCAATGTAAACAACAATCGCCGCTCTTGTAGATTGGCCTGGCTCAGCGTTTACCTGGTAATTGATAATCTTTGGAAAAGAAGTAAATACTTGATTTACATTAAGAATACGCGGGTTGGCTAAAAACAAGGAAAGCGTTTGGCGTACCGCATTGCGTCCTGTAAGAGTAGGCACAACAGTCATTATCTGATCCTGCGGTACTTGTTTACCATGTCTAGGGCAACGGCTATGTCACTGCCATAGCGAACAGAGCCAGGAATGTTGCCTGCGGGTGAGGTTGTGTAAGCCATAGTAGTTGAAGCATCACCACGCATTTTAATAAATGCGCTTGTAATTAAAATACAGGCTTGCTTTAGAACAGTTGGCATGTTGCTAAATGTCGCGCCAACACCATGAGCAAAGAGCATGGGAGCAACTAAAGGAACTGTTGTTGATCCATAGGTGTAGTTGCTTGCAACAGTCACGCGTTCAGTTCTCTGACCATCAAAAATGCGGTACTGCTCGCCTGGCAAAATACCTACTCCACTGGCTACGGTTAGGGTGCTATCTCCTGCAAGGGTAGCCACGGCAATTTCTGTGTTAGCAAACCCTGCAATGTATGTGTATTTTGTAAATGTCCAATTACTTTGCCCAATAGAACCACCAAATTGAAGCGGGCCTTGAGAAGTATAGTTCCAACCAATTTGATTGCCAGGGATAATGATTTGTTGCCCTTCAAACCATGCTATTGAGCAGTCCTGTAATTCATTTAATTGGTTTGGGTTTGCCCCGTAATAAAATGCAGACAAAGAAACAATAGGCGCGTTGTATGGGTGCAGTGCGTAATACCCGCCTGATGCTGAATAGCGTATGCGCTGTGTTTCTGTGTATTGAGTTGCCACTAAATTTTGGTTTAGGTATTCATTCATGTATGAAGAAGCGCGCAAGATAACTTCTGCAAGTTCTGCGTCTTGAGCCGCCGCGTTACCGCCTACAACTAACATGTCAAAGTTAATTGCTGTTGGTGCGTTTTTGTATTCAGCCACACTGATGTATGGGTTCTCACCACTAATGTCAGGCGTGATACCTACGGCCATTTTTTATTCTCCATCTCGCGGTATGTCTTGCGACTGGTATCCGCAACGCCCACACTTGCGAAACCAACCCTCAAAGCCACATTCTACGCAACTAAATCCGCGCTTGCGGTCATCACTAGAAATTGGATTAAGTGATGCTTCAAAAAATCCTTCAGCCTTCATTGCCTTCTGATGCGATTTATTTTCTACATTGTAAATACCCTGGCGATCCGTAAAGTAACTTTTGCCGTCAATAACAGTTTCTTTTACACCCCTGTCAGGTGCTACCCATCTAGCCATTTTGCCTCCTAGTTAATTGAGAAAGGGTGCGGCTTTTACACCGCACCCCTCCCTTCATTATTCAATTGTTATTCTGTGATTATTTCAGCCGTAGTCATGTGTGATGGAGTGCCGTCAGGTAATACAATCTGACCTCCGCCATGACTATTTGTTGGCTGGTTACAACCACATTCTAAACACATTACGCTGTTTGAATTCCTGAAACTGCGCCGTTCCATGCAGGAGCGGTGCAGAAGAAAGTTCCGCGGAAGTATGTTGAGAAGTCATAAGTGAACTGAGTTACTGGCCACTGGATACCCATGTAGTCCTGTACCAAGAAGTTCGCCCATACATCAGATACCTGTGTATCAGGAATTGGCAGTGTCCATGAAAGAACAGGTGCAACACCTGAGTTTAACCAGGGGTGAACCATAAGATCCACGGCCTTACCAGTAACTTCATTCTGAAGTCCTGTCACGATTGAACCGTATGTTGTGCCTTGCTCACCTGGGTTGTTAATTACCAAACGGTAGTTAGCAGTTGAGCCATTCTTGATTGCATCAGATAGTTGCTTACGATCATTACCGTTCAAAAGAACAATGTCAGGATCAGCCTTTACATTCTGATAGAGATTAGCAAAAACAGTTTGGAATTCTACACCTGGGTTAGCAGTTGAGAAAGCGCTGTTAATTGCGTTGTTAAAGCCAGTGTTAGGCCCTAGAACTGTTGGAAGAATTCCGTCATAACCAGTTGCGTAAGCAGATGTATCAGCGTTAGCGCGTGATGCGGCTGCTCCTGTTGTAGAAAACGCAAAGTTATTTGCAGGAAGGTTAGTTGCAGAAGCGCCCTGAATGATTACAGTTAAGCCGCCCTTTACTGTTCCCTGTAACTTAGCGTTTGCTGTTCCTGTTGTAGTTCCAACATAAACATTGTAACCAAGTGCGCCAACTGAACCTGTGAAGGAAACAGAAAGAACATCACCTGTGTTTACGGTTTCTGTTGCAAGTGCTGAAACAATTGACTCACCAAAACCGTTAGCGGAAATACCTGCGTCTGCGGTGATGTAAACATAGTAAGTGCCTGATGCAAGTGCAGTTTGTGAACCTGAAGCCGCAGGAGATGATGCAACAAGTGCTGTTGGAGCGGCAATCGCTCCTGAGTAACCTGAAGCAGTACCGCGAGCCATTAGCATCATGCGTTCTTCCATAAGCATTGTTGCGTATAGAGTTGAAGTTGATGATAGTTGGCGGAGATCCTGGTAACCCATACCTGAGAAGTTTGCATCAAATGAAACCTGATCAGATAGTGAGTATGAGTTGTAAGGCAGAATTAAGTCATCTGCGGTGTAAGAGATCTGTGGGCCACGGATCAACTCAAGTGGAGTAGAACCGCCACCTGCAAAGTTGTTCTGTGTGTTTTCAGAAATACCAGGCCAAATCTGTCCTTGTCCACCTGTACCTGTACCTGTGTAACCAAGTACGCGCTTTACTCTGTGAGAAGTACCAACGCCTTTTTTGCGTGGAATACGGTTGCGGAGTGGTGTTGGGCGTGGTGTAAGTAACTTAGAAGGTGCTTCAAGGTCAAACGCGGCAAATGATGATGACAATGGAGAAGTAAGTGTGATTTCCTTCTGAATGTCCTGCATTGCCATGCGCTGAGCCGCTAGAGCAGTATTCAAACCGTTCATAGCGTCACCTGATAGTGACTTGTTAGCCGCTAGTGCTTCTAGTGTTGTAATTGCATCTACAGTTGGTGCTTGTCCTGGTGTGTGAGAAGCGTTTGAGAGACTCTTGTTTAGTTCAATTGAGTATTCTTCAAAGCGTTCTGCGGCTTCTTTAGGGCTTGCATCACTGAATAAATCGGCGGCCTTTGGGGGCGTTAATGCCATTTGTGTTTCCTTTCAGAGATTAGGTTGGATTACTTATTAAGGGTTTTTTCATACTCTGCAATAAATTCATCTGCAAGTATTTTGTAACCCTTAGCAAGTGTTATGTCTGTTGTTGCTCTTGCTTTTTCTTTGTAAACAGCGGCCTTAGTAAGTAGATCATTAGTTGCTTTCACATCTATTGGGCTTACTGTTCGCTTAGGGCCACCACCTAGAGCCAAAGATTTTGCGGTTGCCAACTCAGTTTCCAAACTCATTGCTCTAACCTCAGCCGCCTCTTTTGCGGATACAAGGTTGGCAATCTCTGATTTGAGAGCCTTTGTTGCTTTTTCTACCACTTCTTCTACTATGGCTTCTAACTTATCTGTTGAGTTTTCATCAACAGAAACTTCTTCTGTAACTTCTTCAGTTGCTTCTTCTGCAACTGGTGCATCTTCTGCTTCCGCAGATTTAGGTGTGTCCGCAGGAGGAATGATTGTTGCAGTGTCTAGGTTTGCGCCTGTCTCCGCTGTTGGTGTCATGTCGGTAGCCGCGTTAGACTTGTCTGTTTCTTCTAAAGATTTCATGTAGTTCTTAAAGCAATCATCTGCTTCTTTGTCTGACATACCTACATTTTTGCAACGAGCCTTAAATTCTTTTTCTGTCTCGCCCTTCATAGGCTTCATGTCTTTGTGTGCAGACTTTTCAGCGGCCATGTACTTGTCATACATAGCGTTAATTGTATCTTCCTTCATGCCCGCTTCTTTACAGCGCGCTTTGAATTCTTCTTTTGTTTCGCCTTTCATAGGCTTCATTTCTTTTTCTTCAGGCTTTGTTGCCATTTCAATTTCCGTTTCTTCCATGATTTCTCCCTCTGCTTCTTCGCCCTCATACCAAGCATGGAGATGAGAAACGGCTTCTAGTAAATGTGAGATAGAAGAAAGTTCATTGTGACCTTCCTTCATTCCTTGCGCTTCAATAGAAATGAGATTTGCTAACGCTTCGCGGGCGCGCTCATACTCACCTTTATCAAACTTAAAAAGATCACCAAAAATAGACTCAGGTACAGCAATTGTTTCTGATCCCATTGGGCGCTCCTTTATTGAATTACTGTCAGATTGTAAACCTTTTTTCTTACTTTCTGCCTTGTATTTGCCGCCGCGCTTTTTGTATTCGCGGACTACCCAGGCATTAGCGTAGGCAGATGGGTACACATCAAATTTTGCTTTAGCCGCCTGTATAACCTCTGCGTATAATTCTTTGTCCGCAGGCTCACCCTTACGCGGTTTAATTACTTGAGTAAAATCTTCTTCACCCTCTTTTTTCTCAATCCATTCCTCTACCTGTACCAAATCTTTCTCACCATCAACAGACTTAGCCAAAACCAACTGGCAGTTAGGGTTGGCAGGGCGATCTACTAAAGATACTTCCACAATCTGACCATCAACAATGCGGCCATTTGCGGCTTTGCTATCGCGTACAACGCGTGGGTTTTTGATGCCTACTGAAAAGCCCTTGAGTACGCCAGCATCTACCTTTTTAACTGAAACAGGATCTACAACTAAAACACCAATGTAATGTCCATCAGCCTTTGCCTCATACTCTTTTGCAACGCCAGCGGCAATGTTGCTGTGTTGTTCTCTAATGTTTCCGCCCGACTTAAACCAGGCGGGCATGGCGCGCTTTAGCCAATCGCCGTCACAAATCTGTTGATCAATGTCAATTGAGTCATCAGTGGCCTTTCCATAAACGGTCATTGTGCCGTCTGCGTTGCGATCAGCCTTCTCAATACTAAAGTATGAGGTGGTTGTTAGATTGCTTGCCATTGATTTCTCCTTGTTTTCCTGTTCACTGGTAATTCTTTTAGCCCATGCCCTGCCAGCGTCTCCGCCCCATAGCAACCAAGCAATGTAGCCTGCGCTATCTACGCCCCAACCTTCACCTTTTTTATCTACTTCATGGCGAGCAAAGTAAGAATTCATGCGGTTTAAGGTTTCTAATGATAATGCTTTTCCGTTTGATAAGTCGCGGGCGCGAGCAACTCCAACCTCTGTACCGCCACGATTATGTTTGGCTCTAAGTTCTAAACCGCGTTTGGCGTTATTGCGCACTTCTTGAGGTGGAACAAATCCATCACTCATGCTTACTCCTTAACACCATTTGCGCTAAGAGTATCAACTTCCTTTTCCCTGCGTTGTAATTCTGCTTTTGCACCAGGTATGCCTTCTTGTGCGCTTAACACTACTTCTAGTATTGATGCTTCTGCCCACTCAACATCTCTAGGTGGATCACAACTTTCATCTTTCATTAGTTACACCTTTGCCTTTCTTGCCTTTTTTGCGTTTGCCCGCAAATCTTTTGTTGGTATTGCTGAGTGATCAGTGAGCCATGTTTTGTATGGCTCTTGTAATGTGTTGTAAGAAGTGCTTTTTTTAAGCGCATCAAACAACCGTTCAACAGCCCCTTGATTAAGGTAGGCAACAAGTACGCCCGCCTTGCGGCTTATTTCTACTTCTGTCATGGCATCTCCTTAATGATTAGGGCTGTTCTGTTCAAAACAATTGTGTACAAATCAGGTAATGCTTCTTGCGATTGCCAATTCACCACTGGGTTTCTGATCAAAATAGCGTCATAGCCATTAGACGCGGCCCACATGCTTGCATCTTCATAAAAATCTTGCGGGAAAGAGTAATAAAAATCTTTTTGAGCCTGGGTCATTCTTGTCGTACTCATAAATTCTTCTTTTATGTCATCTAAGAACGCAATCTTTGCCCGCGGGTCTAAGGCCGCTTCTATTGTTTTACCAAATTCAATTGGGTTTCCAAACCTGTCCTCTTTGGCAAACTTGAGCGCTGTTGATGGTTTGTCGGTGAAATAAGTGCCATCACCAAACATTCCACGCCCAACATAAGGAGTATCCCCTGTAAGCAATTGAGCCACAAATTGATCTACCTGTTCAGGGGTGTCTCCTGCAACACCTCTATGTAAAGGCACTGCTCCTGAGTCCACGGCTTTCTTGTATTCCGTTGCTGAAACAACTCTAGGCTTGCCGTTAAATCCTTGTTCATCAAGTACCTTTTTAAGATACAAGTTCTCACCTTCAGGCCGCCACGGTACGCCTTCTTCTAATTGCAAAGCCTTATCAGGCGTGAAATAACTAGCAGGTTTTCTAGCCGCCACATACTTAGGCCCTGCTACTTCAGGAACTTTCCAACCAAACTCTCTAGCCATAGCCTGCACAAGCAGGTTAGGGGTTTGGCCACCAGTCCTATAAAACTCAGTAAACATTTCAGCATAAAATTCTTTAGTATTTTTGGCTGAATAACCGCTTTTGAAAGAGTCAGGAAATTCTGCTTTGAACCTGGCAATTGCTTGTGTTCTTCTAAAAGTTTGTTCTCCATCAACAATGTCATCAATAAGATGACCCCATTCATGTGCAAGCGTGTATTGAAGTTGCGTGGTTGCTTCAGTAGCAGGCATCTTGAACTTGCCTTTTTCAGCCGCGCCTAGAGTTGGATTTTTTACAACTTCAGGCGTAACCCATAGATCTTCTTTGCCACCGTAAGCCCAACCGTATTTACCTTTAGAATTTTTATCAATGTGAACAACAGCCCGCACTTTAGGATTGCTTATTTGTAATTTATCTACTTCTTGTAACACAAGTAATTGATCTGCTTTTGAGGCAGTCAAACCAACGCTTGCAAATTGAACTTCTACTGGGCCATTTTTGTAAATAATACCTTTGTCTAATAATGCTTTATCCGCTCTTTTAATTGCAACTGGGCCAAGCATTGCTTCAGCCCTTATTCTAGTAATTGGATTGCCCATGAAATCTGAATAAGCGCGCATAAGGTTTTGTATGGCGGCTTCTCTTACAACATCACGCGGCAAAACTGTCCATTGACCAGGTACAAATGGGCGCGCATCTAATGCTTCATAAGCAACTAATGCGGGATTTACAGGTTTAGGTGCTTGAAGCGCCGCAACCACTTGTTCAATTTCTTCTTTAGGTGTTAAGAAAGTACGAGCATCAGGGCCAAAATCAACAGGAGAAGGAG